ATACTCCCCCAGCAGATGGAGTAGAGATTAGGATCTACAGGAACACAACTGTAGATAATCCAAAGGCTATCTTCTATCCTGGCTCTGCTATTCGTGCTCAGGATCTAAACGATAACTTTGAACAGATCCTTTATGTTACTCAGGAAGCTGATGTAATCTCTGAGCGAGCTGAAGAAGCTGCCAAAGAAGCAGAGATTGCTGCTCAGGAAGCAAGAGATGCAGCTAAGGAGGCGGAGGCTGCTGGTGAAGAAGCTAAAGCGGATGCTGAAGAAGCTAAGAAAGCAGCTGAAGCCGCCCAACTTGCTGCTGAGACGGCAGTTCCTATAGCTAATGAAGCTTTAACAACAGCTAGGGATGCAAAATCAGAGTCAGAGCAAGCAAAGATAGAGTCGGGTCAAGCTAAAGAAGCTGCCGAAGAAGCTAATACTAATAGTGCTGCAGCTGAAGCGGCTGCTAGTGCTGCCCAAATAAGTGCAGCTAATGCCGAAGCTGATGCGGCTCAGGCTGTTTCTGATTCATCTAATGCCCTTGCTACATCTCAACAAGCTTTAAGTACAGCTAATACAGCTGACGATAAGGCAGATGCAGCAACAGATGATGCAGCAAGTGCTGTTGCAATTGCTAATGCAGCCGCTGCCGCTGTTGGTGATGCTCTTCTGTTTGACATTGTACCTAATGTAGCTTCTATCCCATCATCACCTTCTGATAGTGATGCTGTTGAGATAACTGATAGTACTGGTATTGAATCCTTTTCACCTTTAACCGGTTTACCTCCTCTATTTATTGGTGATCCTGGTAAAAAGGTAAACATTCGCTATACCTCAGCTGGTAATACTTGGAATTACCTATCTTATGCAGCTAATGATCCTGATAATCGTTATGCAGGCCCATCCACTGGTGTAGGTACTAAAGATAACCCTTCCATTGGCTTTAAAGGTGACCAGAACACAGGTATCTTCCATCCATCTGAAGGTGCTGTAGCTGTTACATCTAACGGTACTGTTGTTAGTCAGACTGATAGTAATGGTGTAAAGATTGGTGGTGCTGTACCTTCTTCGCCAAACATTACGCTGAATTCGGACGGTAACGGTAGATTTGGAAATTCTTCATCTGGTTTATGGAACCAAACTACAGAAGTTGGTACTTGGATTGTTCCATCTGGTGCTTTTGTTGCTGCTAGAAAAGATGATACTTTAGCACTCCTTAATTACATCGACACGGCTGGCAAAGACCTACAAGCTATACAAGCTATTCGCATTCTTAAAAATGGTGTGGACGTTGCCACTATTAATCCATTAGGAGGTGCATACTTTGGCGACGATGTAAAGATAGGCGGCTCCAACACATCGCCAAACATCACGCTGGAAGCGAACGGCAATATTACAGCTCAAAGATGCTTTGCGTCGGGCTCAAATGCAGGTGACAGATTCAGAGGGTATTCGGCTGATTCAGATGGAACTAAATTAACGTTCCGTGTTGATAACAATGGGACCGTAAGAATAGCAGCTGACGATACTCCTGGTAATAATCCTAAAATCACGCTGGCAGCGAGTGGCTCGGCCGAATTTGCAAAGGATGTAACTTTTACAAGAGGTTGCGTAAACGGCAGTATTGAGCCAAGTGCTCGTTTTTGCGTTAAAGGAGCGCTTAAAACATCGTACCTTAGTATTTTTAGTGATTCAAACGATGTAAGCGGTTCTGAGACTACAAAGCTGAATGCGGACGGATCGGCTGAATTTGCGGGTGGGATCAGAACAGGGGTTGGAAGTTCTGATGGCTTCCTACGTATATTTCAGAACAATACATCTGATGTTGCTCTTTTAGTTCAAGGTTCAGGAGCCTCTCAAAAAGTTAGAGTTTTGGGAAATGGCTCGGCTGAATTTGCGGGTAGCTTGAGTTGCGGGTCAAATCTATCGAATTCGTCTAGTGCAAAAGCAGTAGTAAATAATCTAGGCACGTTTACTTCTTATAAAGGAGGAGCGTCTACCGATACAGCCTTTGCCGCTTACAACATCGGTGCTGCAAAAACCACGGCTTCAATATTTGCGGACGGCTCGGCCGAATTTGCGGGTGGTTTAATTGAATTAAAATCTTCGGGACAGATTTCTTCAAACAGAACGACTGGTACTGGTGCGTGTTTCTACGGCAATTTAAACGGTACTAACACTTCTTCTATTCTCGCAGATGGCTCGGCCTCATTTTCCGGTAAGGTAACTTCTGCTTCTACAATCCCAGCAGACCCTGGCACAACACTTACTACTAAAAACTATGTAGACGCTAATAGTGGCGGTGTTAACTACAGTGGTGCTAGTGCTTGGGCATCTTTTGATGGCAGACCTGGAGCAGCTGGAACGAATTTACCTGCTCGTGGTTCTCTTAATATCAAATCGATTACAAAAGCTGGTACGGGGGTTTACAACGTTGTATTCCAAACCCCAATGCCTAACGCTAATTATGCCGTTACTGGTGGGTATACAGGTTTAGGCATAAATCAGACTGCTAATGGGTTTACATTGCAGGTCTATACAACAGGTAGTACCGCTACTTTAGACACTGAGTTTGCAAGCTTTGCTGTCCATGCCACCAACGCCATAGTGCCACGCGGTGGGACCGGGGCAGATAGCTGGGCAGACTTTAATACCGCTGGAGCTATTACTGCAAGCTTTAATGCCTCAGTTGCCTTTGTGTCTACAGGTCTTTATAGGGTTACATTCACAACCCCAATGCCTTCTGCAAACTATGCAGTAGTGACAGGTGGTACAAGTCCTAATATTCAAATTACTTCTAAAACGGCTAACGGGTTTGACTACAACACGGCTCAAGCTAGTGGTGCTGCAACTAATTATGGAGGTTCATTCGCCGTCCACGCTACTAATGCAACGCTGCCGGCGTCATTTACAAGAGCACAAATTCAATCAGTTCTAGACCTAGCTAGCGAAGGCTTTGCTGCTCGAATTGCTGAACTAGAAGCAAAAGTACTATTACTCGAAGGAGGTAGCTAATTATGGGAATTTATGACGTAACCGCTCTCGAAAGCGTAGAAGGAGTAGTCACAGCAGTCCACTGGACTTATACAAACGATGAGGGGTCTATTAGTGGTGTTCATACACTGCCAGTTCCTGCTGGAGATGTACCTTTTGTGGGTGTGACTGAAGTAGTCTCCGAAAGCTGGCTTATTGCCACTTTGCCTAATACTTCTGAAGAGCTAGATGATGCTATTGCATCTAGAAATGTAGAACCAATAGAACCGACTATTACTTATTTCCACGATCTAAATGTCCTTCCTAATTGATGCAGCTAAATACTATGCTGCTGAGCCTCATCAGGATGCTGCGTGGGAGGCCCTTTGGGCTTCCCTTGACACTTCCACTCAGGAAACCTTTACGGAGGCTTATAGGGCCTCCCCGGAGCCAACGATGGATAACCCTTTAAAAGTAGAATACTTCTCCCAAAATGATAACCTCTCTGGTACTGGTTATCGTGAATGCTTCTCTAGTAGCTGTGCAATGATGGCCGGCTACTACGGCAAAGTTAAGTCGGATGATGAATATAACGTCATCCGTAGTCGCTATGGAGATAGTACAGATGCCAACGCTCAACTTAAGGCGTTGGAGTCATTAGGACTTACCGCTAGGTTTATTACTACTGGTTCTATTGAAGACCTAAGAGCAGAGATTGATGCAGGTAGACCTGTAGCTGCTGGTTGGCTTCATAAAGGCCCTGTCTCCAATCCTTCGGGGGGTGGTCATTGGTCAGTAGTAATTGGCTATTACTCAGATGGCGTCTATATGAATGACCCAAATGGAGAAGCCAACCTAGTTTCTGGTGGCTACTCCGCTGATCTAAATGGTGCTTGTCTTAAGTACTCATATAAAAACTGGCTTCCACGTTGGGAAGTCGAAGGAAAGAACTCTGGTTGGTATTTAACCTGTCATGACTAAACGTGCTACGGAGGCTACTTTTGATACCCTCCATAAACTTGTTACAGATGAATTTGTTGCCCGTATTAAATCGGGTGAAGCTACAACTGCTGATCTACGTGCAGCCACAGATTGGCTGGATAAGAATGATGTTACCGGTGTTGCTGTGGTCGGTTCTCCTTTGTCTAGCCTTGCTGGACTTATCCCAGAACTAACCTTTGAGGAAGTTCAGGGGGCTCTCTAATGGCCCATAAAGGTACTAGCAAATCTAGTAGGAACTACGCCAAGAATGCTGTTGCTGCTGCTAAGAAACGGGCTTATGACCGTGCCTATAGCAAAAAGAAATACGGCTCTAAAGCTGGTGATACACCTAAGAAAAGACAACACAACAAGGACTCCTCTCAACGGTGGGCAGCTCGTAAGAAAGCTGGTATCGCCGGTAAAGGTGGACCTGATATGAGCCACACCAAAAGTGGTCGCATGGTCAAAGAAAACAAGACCAAGAATCGAGGCCGGAATGGTAAGAACGGCAAATCAACCCGTAAGTAAACCCTAAGTAATGAGCCAAAGATGGATAGCCCCCGAAGCCTCATGCAAGACCTTCTCTGCTTTCGTAGCGGTGACGCTAAACGAATGTTTAAAGAAGGTATCAAGGCTCGGGATGGATATAGGTGTGTCTACTGTGGCTCCACCGATAATCTAACAATTGATCATGTCCGCCCTAAATGTAAAGGTGGACAACATATAGCATCTAACTGCGTGACAGCGTGTCGCTCCTGCAACCAAGCAAAGGGATCCATGCACGTTAGTAACTTTATGGAGCTTTATGATATACACTCCTTCGGTCCAGACTACTTTCCTGCCTAAGAGCAATCAGCTTGACTTTCATGTTAGAGGTGGTGTTCGTTCTACTAAAGGTCGTGTCTTTGGATCTAAACCTAATGGGCCAGTACCTGAGTATGACGAATTAGTTGTAGCACCTAATGGTGGAGCTAACTTGATTGCTGAGAATGTCTATGAGATAGGTCAGCAAGTTACTGGTAAGACTGCTGTCTTTACTGGTGGTAATCCTGAAACAACTGCTTACCGTTCTAGGTGGCAATGGAGAAAACTTCCAGATGATGCTTGGGAGAACTCTAACTGGATGAATACTACCAACGATAAGAATGATCATGCTTACTTCATTGCTAAGCCTGGTCAGCTTCGTTTCCAGTCCCAAGCTAGAGATACATCAGATGATCCTGTAACCCAAATTAATAGCTTCACGTCTGTTAAAGAAGTACCCTTCACAGAGATTGGTGCTGTAACTGTTGACCCTGATCAAGGTTCTGTAGCAGTCATGGGTAATCTAAGCTTTACTGCTGTTGTAACTGGTGGTGATGCTACTGACCTTAAATATAAGTGGACGGTTAGAAGTGGTAATGCACAACTAGATACCCCTGATAATCAAGCAACAGTAACCTACACTTTTCTTAGAGAAGGATCAGCACAGATTCAATGTTCTGTGTCTAGTGCTAACTCTGATAACTCACCACAAAGTAATCTAGCGTTGATACTTGTTGCATGAAACGTGCTGCCTTTTATTTAGTAGGCACCGTTATATCCCTTCAACTACTAATTGTTAGTGGTGTTCTTGTTGGTTGCTTTGTTCGGTCTTCTGAACTTGAAGGTAATCCTGGAGAACGGTGTTCAGGTGACAAAGTCTCTGAACTCATGACTTTCATTACTGCACAATCTTTTGCCCTCTATGCGGCAGAAAAATAAACTTTAAAATTAATTAACTAATCATGACTGCTGAAGTATTTACTGCTGTTGTTCGTCCAGCCTCTACCTTTTCACCACAGCGTCGGTGGGGTGGAAGCTACACACTTGATGCAACTGCTGTTACAGCATTATCTGGTATGACTGAGTTTGACACCCTTAACACTGTATTGGGTGTTTGTTCTGATGTTACTAAATATCAGCATGTTGTAGCCGCTAACCGAATCGGTAAGGCTGCCTCTGTGTTGACCTGATCAATCTATTAGCCCTCGTTTATCGGGGGCTTCTTTTATTTATATGGATATCCAAGAACTAGAAATTAGAATCAAGAATGATTTTAAAGTATTTCTTACACTTGTCTGGAAAGAACTAGACCTGCCTAAACCAACACGAGCACAACTCTGTATAGCTGACTATCTACAAAACGGACCTAAACGATTACAGATCTCTGCTTTCCGTGGTGTTGGTAAGTCTTGGATTACAGCTGCCTTTGTTCTTTGGACTCTCTTTAAAGATCCAGACAGAAAGGTCATGGTTATCTCTGCTTCTAAAGAACGTGCTGATAACTTCTCAATCTTTTGCCAAAAACTAATCCTCGATATCCAATGGCTAGAACACCTTGGACCCAAAGACTCCGATCAGCGCTGGTCACGTATCTCCTTCGACGTTGGTCCTGCCAGGCCACACCAGGCACCGAGTGTCAAGTCTGTTGGCATTACAGGACAGATGACTGGGAGTCGTGCCCATTTAATGATTTTCGACGACGTTGAAGTTCCTGGTAACTCTGCAACAGATATGCAGAGAGAAAAACTACTACAACTGGTAACTGAAAGTGAATCAATCCTCACCCCGGATGACGACTCAAGGATTCTTTTCCTTGGTACGCCACAATCAACATTCACGATCTACCGCAAACTCGCAGAGAGGTCATACCGTCCCTTCGTCTGGCCTGCACGTTATCCCAAGAGTGACGCCGGCTACGAGGGGTTACTCGCACCCCAACTGGTTGCAGACATCGAGCAAGGCGTGGAGAGAGGGACACCCACAGATACAAGATTCTCAGATCTAGATCTAATGGAAAGAGAGGCCGCTATGGGCCGCTCTAACTTCCAACTTCAGTTCATGCTTGATACAAGCTTGTCTGATGCTGAGAAGTTCCCCCTTAAATTCCAAGACCTGATTGTTACCTCCCTAGGTACTGAATGTGCAGAGCGTTATGCCTGGTCTGCTGATCCTAGATATATGATCAAAACACTGAACCCCGTAGGACTGCCCGGAGATCGCTTCTACGGGCCGATGTTCATTGATGAGGGTATGTGTGACTATAGCGAGACAATCGTCTCTGTAGACCCTTCTGGGCGTGGCTCAGATGAGACTGTGGCGGTGGTTGCTTCTCAAGCTAATGGTTATGTCTTTATTCGGGATCTTAAAGCCTTTAGAGACGGCTATTCAGACGACACACTATCCAACATTGTTCGCCTAGGTAAGAAGTACAAAGCTTCCCGTCTGTTGGTTGAATCTAACTTCGGGGATGGAATGATCTGCGAACTCTTCTCCAGACATATCCAACAACAAGGTGCCGGCTTCTCTACTGAAGAAGTACGAGCAACAGTAAGAAAAGAAGAACGTATCATCGACACACTAGAGCCGGTGATGAATCAACACAAACTAATTATTGACCCTAAGGTCTGGGAATATGACTATGCCAGCAATCCTGAAGCACCTCCTGAAAAACGATTGGAGTATATGCTCGGATATCAAATGTCGCGTATGTGCCGGGAAAAGGGAGCAGTCAAACACGACGACAGAATAGATGCTATGTCCCAAGCTGTTCAATGGTTCATTGACAGCCTCGCTCAATCAGCACACAAAGCTCAAGCAATTAGAAAACACGAAGAGTGGCAAGCAATGGTTGATGCCTTTGAAAATCATCCACACCTAGCAACAGATGCTTTGGTGTTAGGTAAATCCTTTAAATCTATTAGATCCGCTGGTACGACTAAGGTTTGGGATTGGGTTTAATTTGATAGGCTAACTGTGCAGAGAGAGTGGTGCCTCTCTGCGTGGATATGCGGTGAATTAGGAGGAGAGACACCCGGATTACCGGTGGCTCCCTCCTTTTCTTTACTCCATCGATCAACACAACCACAAAAACTAAATCAAGACCATACGGTGAGACTCCGCTTCCTTTTGACAACTTTGGGGAAGGCACAAAGATGGAATCACTGTACATATTCACACACACAAACAAGTGGACACCCAAAGTCTGTATTGATAGATATCAACAACATTCCTTTGGGTGTTGTCTGTTAGTTAAAGTTATAAACAACAAACAACATTTAACAACAAACACTAAAGATATACTTTAATTGTGTTGTCTGTTATTAAAGACTAACAACAAACTTTAAACAACAAACACAAACTCTATACCTTGTACACCGAAGGTGTTTTAGGTATCTTACACAAACACCAACATGAAAGTAGAAGCATTTCCACTTAATACTAGAGACTGTAACTTTGAATACTTTAGAGTTAGAGAAGGTCCTAACTACTTTGTATCCTTCTATAAGAATAGCAGCCGTCTTCACTATGACCCTAAAGAGTGTTGGAGGGTGTTGGGTGTAGCTAAGTTTACAGATACTGGTAAAGCTCTTAAAGAATGGGCGGTTGGTTTGTTTGAAGACAACCTTCCTAAACCTGAACCTGTTGCTGATACGTCGTTTGCTTCTGAGGCTATGTCTGAGGAAGAGGAACCGACAAGAAC